GGCAAAGACATGGATAGAGGGCAAGCAAAAAAAAGCACAACTCAAATCACAAGTAGAATTAACAAAATTAGAAGCAACAAAAACCAAAATAGAAAAAGATGGTTCTTGGGAGGATAAAGCTATGTCCGCAAGTGACAATTCATGGAAAGACGAAGCCTGGACTCTGACGTTTATTGCTATAATTTTTGCATCCTTCGTCCCTGCACTTCAACCTTATATGCAACAAGGTTTTTTGTTTCTTAAAAACGATTGTCCTGATTGGATATCATATGGAATTTTGGCATCAATAGCAGGATCATTTGGGCTTAAAGGTATTGCTAAAATAAAAAAATAAAATACAATTAAAGGTGGAGGTAAGTATGTTATTAACAAAAGATATTTTACAGTTAAAGAAAAACTTTTTTGTCAAAATACCAAAAATGACAGGTAGAGTATGGGATATTTCAGAAAACAGATGGGGATATCGCAAAGTATAATCTGTTATTTAGTTTGTATGCCGTTAGAAGCAGAAGAGAAATGGGCAGGTAATGCTAGGTTGTATGATGATAGAAATCAATATCAAGTAACTTGCAGATTAACTAAAGAAAAAAATGTAGAACCTTTTTTTGGAGAGGACAGTGTGAAATGTTTTTATGTTTGCACTGACAAGGAAGAAATGGTTATCAATACACATAGTGACTTTGCTTGTGAAAAACAGATATCTGTGCCAAGGGGAGATAAACGTGACTGGAGAGGAAAAGGGAATATTTATACGCCACAAAAGGCACGATAATAATAAATTTCCGAAAAAAAGGATTAGAGAATATAAGTCACCTGTGGTAAAAAACCCTAAATTAGTTAAAAAATATGCCAAAGAGAATTCACAAGAGAGAAATAACATTTACCAAAAGAAACAAAAGAAGGTATAATAAAAAAGGTAAGATTCATAGAAAAAAATTAGGACCTAAACATCATTTAAGACATGCTTGATATTGGAACATTACAAAGCGTAAGACACTATATACGTAAAGAAATAGATAAAACAAAAGAAGATATATGCTATGGTATAGACAAACTAGAACAACTACATTATGCTAAAGGTAAGCTCGCAGCATTAGAAGCTGTGCTTCAGGATCTAAAAGACCTGCAAAATAGAGAGGATAGTGTAGATGACATTGATCAAACCTGAACGATTTGTTGAAGACAAAGAACAAATCAAAATTCCACGCACAAAAAAAGAAATAGAAGACTACCTAAAAGTATTACCTAATCCTGTTGGATATAGAATACTTATAAAACCTTATGCTGGTAAAGATAAAACCAAAGGTGGAGTAATTTTATCAGAAAAAACTAAAGAAACGATAGAAATGACAACTGTTGTTGGTTATGTAGTCAAAATGGGCGATTTGTGTTACATGGATAAAGAAAAATTTCCATCTGGACCTTGGTGTAAAGAAGGACAATTTGTAGTTTATGGCAGATATGCTGGCTCTAGATTTAAAACAGCTTATGGTGAACATCGTATTTTAAACGATGATGAAATTATAGGAACTATTAACAAACCCGAGGATATCCTCGCATTATTCTAAGGAGTAATTATGAATGATCAAAATCAAGTAGAGATTGACACTGATGATGTAAATGAAGAAAACGTCACTGTTCAGGAAAAACCAAAAGAAGAAAAACCTGAAAAGATAGATGTAGATTTGGGTTATACCGATCCAATCGCAACAGATACAAAAGCTAAAGTTGTTGAAGATGCTGCAAATACATCTGACCCAGAATTAGCTAAAACTGATAATTTAGAGGACGTTTCACAAAACGTTCAAAAAAGAATTGACAAGCTTACTAGAAAATACAGAGAAGCCGAAAGAAGAGAAAAAGCAGCTTTGGATTATGCAAAAGGTCTACAAGCTAAGTATTCTAATATAGAAAAACAACAATACGAAACAGATAAAACATTTGTTGAAGAGTATGATGCAAGAATAGCAGCTGAAAGAGAACAAGTGAAAGCTAGTATGAAACAAGCCATACAGGACAATGATGCAGATAAAATAATGGAATGTAATGATAAATTGACTAATTTATCTGTAGAAAAAGCTAAGGCAGATATCAAGAAAAAAGAAATAGAAAAAAAGGAAAAAGAACAACAAGCTGTTGCAGAACAGCCTCAACAACAAATTCCACAACCAACTGTTCAACCATCAGTCAAGGCAACTAGATGGGCAGAAGAGAACGAATGGTTTGGAAATGACAGAGATATGACATCAACTGTCTACGGTATTCATGAGAATTTAATTAAAGAGGGGTTTGACCCAGAGTCTGATGAATATTACAATGAAATAGATAAACAAATGAGGGATAATTATCCCACTAAATTTGCTAGTGAAAAACGACCTATTCAAACTGTGGCTTCGGCAGGTAGGAAACAACAGGGTCGCAGAACTGTGAAACTCACTCGATCACAGGTGGCTATTGCCAAAAAATTAGGAGTGCCACTAGAAGAATACGCTAAACACGTGAAGGAGTAAAAGTATGAATGAAAAATTAAATAGAACCTCACGCGCGTCAGAGGAAAAAAAATCTTTAAGAAATAAACCTTGGACGCCTCCGTCAAGTCTGGATGCACCTCCTGCACCAAAAGGTTTTGTGCACAGATGGATTAGAACTGAGTTTATGGGAAACCAAGATACTGGTAATGTATCTAAAAAACTTAGGGAAGGTTGGGAATTTGTGAGAGCTGAAGAGATAGAAAATCAATTGGGCAGTCACGATTATCCAGTAATTCGATCTGGAACATATCAGGGGTTAATCGGGGTTGGTGGCCTTGTGTTGGCAAGGATACCTGAAGAAATTGTTGAGTCACGTAAGGAGTATTTTAGAAATAAAACTTCTGATCAAATGAAAGCCGTAGATCAAGACATTCTTAGGGAACAACGACCAGAGATGCCTGTTAATATTAACAGACAATCTCGTGTAACTTTTGGTGGTGGTCGTAAATCATAGTTTTTTGATAAAAGCCATCGCTGTAATATTAATGCCTTTAAAGGAGATATTTTATGGCAAATGTAAGTGAAAAGTTTGGTCTAAGAATAATGCTCAGAATAGGTATACTATTGCAGCCAATTATGGAACAGCTATTTTCCAAGGTGACTTGGTGGTTCCAGTAGCAGCAGGGAATATTGAAAGATATGACGTGACTGCTAGTAGTGGAGCTGTTAAACCAATTGGTGTTTTCAATGGTGTATTTTATACTGATCCAACTACGAAGAAACCAACTTTTAGTAATTTTTATCCTGGTAGTATTAATGCTAGTGATATTGTTGCTAATGTAATTGATGATCCTAATACGTTGTTTTTAGTTGACTCAGATGAAGCTTTTACTAGAGCAGGTCTGTTCATTGGCTACAAAACTACCAACGTAACTGGGAACACAGCAACCGGCATATCTAAAGTACAACTTGATACAAGTACTGCAGACTCTACAAATGCAATACCACTTCAAGCTGTTGATATAAGCCAAGATGTTAACAACTCGGACACCACTGCTGCTAACGCAAACGTGATTGTTCGTATTCAAAACCATTTTCTGAATCCACCAGCTGCTGCTGGGGATACAGGGGTATAAGGGAGATAAAATATGGCTATTTCAAGATCACAATTGGTCAAAGAGTTAGAACCAGGTTTAAATGCTCTCTTTGGCTTAGAATATAATAGATACGAAAACGAACATGCAGAGATCTTTACTGCAGAAGCATCTGATAGAGCTTTTGAAGAAGAAGTAATGCTAACTGGTTTTGGTTCTGCTCCAGTAAAAGAAGAGGGTAGTGCGGTTACTTTTGACCAAGCAACTGAATCTTTCACTGCGAGATACACTCACGAAACCATTGCTATGGCATTCGCTATCACAGAAGAAGCTATTGAAGATAATCTGTACGATAGATTAGCTGCAAGATATACACGAGCACTTGCTCGCTCTATGGCTAACACTAAACAAGTAAAAGCTGCAAATGTACTTAACAATGCATTTGATTCTAATTTTGCTGGAGGTGATGGTAAAGAGTTGTGTGCGACAGATCATCCGTTAGCTACTGGTGGAACGTTTAGAAATGAACTTTCTACAGCTGCTGATTTATCTGAAACATCACTTGAGCAATCTTTAATTGACATTTCTGCATTTGTTGATGAGAGAGGACTTAAAATTGCTATGCAAGGTGTAAAACTGGTCATTCCAAAAGAACTTCAGTTCACCGCAGAAAGAATTTTGAGATCACCTCAAAGAGTCGGCACTGCTGATAATGATATTAATGCTATGGCTTCTATGGGTATGATGCCTCAAGGTTATAGAATTAATCATTATTTAACAGATACTGACGCATTCTTCATTATGACAGATGCTCCTAACGGCATGAAAATGTTTGTTAGAAGTCCAATTAAAACTGCTATTGAAGGTGACTTCGATACAGGTAACGTGAGATTTAAAGCAAGAGAAAGATATTCTTTTGGATTCTCAGATCCAAGAGGTATTTTTGGTTCACCTGGAGCCGCTTAAATCTTTTCTACATAAAAGTAAAGGAGGGGACTTACGAGTCCCCTTTTTTTTTGTATAATATAAATACCAAGATAATATAAACTAGATATAGACTGACTTGGCAGACACCCTAGAGGACTATATCTTTTCAACTAGGAGAAAAAATGGCAGGAGTACATTTTACAGGACCAATTCTTTTCGCAGGTAAAAACAATGATAAGAAATGGTTTGAAAATTTACCAATTGATAAAAACCCAGATTATGTAGTTTACTTTGATGACTTTGATAGAATCGGATTTGATTCAAACACAGGTCATAGATGGACTGTCGTAAAAGATTCAGGAGCGTCTGTAGCGATCGCAGCAGATCAACTGAATGGTTTAGTAAACTTAAATTCAACGGCAACAACAGATAATGATGGTGCTTCAATTCAAAAGAATGAAATCTTTCAAGTACAATCAAACAAAGATCTTTGGTTTGAAACTAAAGTAAGAACATCTGATGTAACTGACACTGATTTATGTTTTGGCTTTACGATTAATTTTGCAACTAATCCAGAGAATATGCTAGCTGCAACTGATCGTATTGTTTTTCAAAAAGATGATGGAGATGCATCAATTCTATGTAAAACAGAAAAAGATGGCA